TGAACAGACCACCGAAAGCAGCGATCTCATTGGCCGTCAGCCCGAAGTAGACAGCAGCGCCGCTGCCGCCGTACTGGGCAGTGGTCGCTGCTTTGGTGATCTCGACGCTCATTTATTCCTCCGCAGGCAGGGGCGTGTTGCCTTCAGACAGCCACGCGAGGTACTGCTGGTAGTCGGTGTTGGCGGGGTCGAAGGGGATGCAAGCGCCGTCGGACAACCTCCTGATATTTGAAGGATTCACCGCCCGCAAAGTATGGTCATACATGAATTTGTACATTTACAGCTCCGAAGAAAACTCAATGTATGCGCCGGAAGCAAAATCAAACCAAGTCGCCCCACCAGCAACCAAGGACGCATCATTCCATGTAATCCGCGTTGTTATTGTTCCGGCGTATTGACCACCAATAGCTGTTTTTGCATACGCCGATGCGTTGTAATTGATGTTTACCGTTCCCGACTGAGTGGCAGTCGGCGCAGAGCGCATCTGAACCGGGTTGTTGACAATAAAAAAGGTGTCTTTTGCACTTCCAACAGCGCCGACGCCAAACGTAAATTGGTTGCTCGTATCACTTTGTTTCAGTTTCCAGTAATACCGCTGACACAGCATCAACATTTCGCCATAGGGGCGGCGCTCAAACGGCGAGGCCACAGTGCCAGCTTCAAGCTGGACGCCGGTGATGTAGAAGGTGGCTCCGTTGGTGCCGACTACGCTTACGCCTCCGGTTACGTTCCACGCGGCTGTCGTACCCCAAGAACCAGCGCTCGCGCTATATGTTGATCCGGCACCTAAACTAAAGCGAAGTTGAATGCCAATCCCGTTGTCTGTAAGCCAAGTTCCCGTTGTGTCTCCGGGAACCGTAATCGTTTTTTGCTCCCATGTGTTGGCTGAACTGATCGAATAGCTAAACACATAAGCTCTGTTATATGCGCTATTCGCTAAACCGCCACTGAATGTGCCCGTCAATGAACTCCGCACCCAAAAAGACAAGGTGATGGAAGATGCACTTGCCGTACCCCATGCCAAATCTGCTACATTCAATCCTTCGATGCGCTGCTCTAAAATGAAATAGTCGCTTGCACCAACAGAAACAGCAGATGCAACCGTCATGCCTAAGTAGTTAGTAAATCCTGCTGGCGGCGTTACAGAACCAGCATTTCGTTGGACTGTAAATTTAGACGCTTGACTTGCCTCATATTGCCACCTGTCTAGCGTGTAATTTCCGTTTGCTGGAGTAACACTCGCCCCAGCATTGCGCTGGTCAATCCGCATATCTGAATTCAGCAGGCGGTTCCGGAACCCCATGCTATTAGGCGGCGAGGCCACGCCGTATAGCTGCGCGTTGCTGCCGCCAGAGGCGTCGTAGTAGTTGTTGGCCTTTACGGTGGACATTATTGGGCTCCTTTCAGCGCAGCAATCTCAGCGGCCTGCGCTTCGACTTTGGCGTTTAGCTCTTGGATTGCAGCCGTGAGGGTGGCGACGAGGAAGCTGGTGTCGATGCCTTGGTACTTTGGATCGCCGTTCTCGTCCACTGCGTCTTTCTCGCCCGTCACGCACTGCGGCACCACAGCTTGCAACTCGTGCGCGATGAAACCTTCGCCATTGCTGTCGTCGGAATTCCACTTATATTTGACTGGTTTGAGCGCAGCGACCCGCGCAAGCGCACCCGTCATGGGCTGAATGTCGTGCTTCAAACGGTAGTCGGACGATGTGTTGTAGTAAGTAGAAGAACCAACCGTACCAACTGCGCCGACAATTCCGTTGGCATTGCGGAAGTACATCAAATCTTGACCAACTGTCGTGGCAGCAGACAACTCAATGCGGTTGTTTTGCCACTTGCCAGTGCCGCTAGTGTTTGAAAACGATGCGGTGTTTGTGTAGAAAGTGTTGGAGCCGCTGATAACAAAGTTTCGGCTACCGTCAATGCGTGCGGCCTCGCCGTTGTTCTGGATGAACGCAACTACGTTGTTGGTGACCGACCCGATATTGACACTGTTCGCGCCCCCGTACGAAGTGTCCGAGCCGCCGTTGTGCCGGAAGATCGACGCCTCGCCACCCGCGTTGTAGACAATGAAGCCGGACGCGTACGACGCATTGTTGTTTCGTAAGTAAAGCTGTGCAGTGGTCGTGTCGTTGACCGTGACATCCAACTTGCGTTGCGGCGAACTCGTCCCGATGCCCACGTTGTTCGACGCATCAATCGTCACCGCGCCAGCAGATGCCGATGCGTTAGCCGTGAACGGCCCTGCGTTGGTGAGCACTGTGCCAGTTTGATCCGGCAGCGTCAGCGTGCGGTTTGTGTTGCTGTTGGGTGCGGCAATAGTGAATTCGCCCGTGCCGCTGGCGTTGGGGCTTAGTTTTATGCTGCTCATGCTGCCTCCAGTGCGGCGATGCGGGCCGTCAGCGATTCGATGAGGGCTTGTTGTTCCTGAATCGCGGCGGTCAGCGTGGCAACGAGGAAGCTGGTGTCGATGCCTTGATAGACGGGGTTGCCTTCGGCGTCTATGGCGTCCTTTTCTCCCAACACAGCGTCGGGGCATACCTCAGCCAGTTCATGGGCAATAAATCCTTGCCCGGGCAAGCCGTCTGCTTTCCATGTGTAGGTGACGGGGCGCAATGCCGATACCTTGTCCAGCGCGTTCTGCATCGGCTGAACATTTTCTTTGAGGCGGTAATCAGAAGAAGTGCCGTACGCAACAGTCGTTGATCCTGTGTGTTGAATCTGCCCCGCCAAACTGCCCGCAGAGTTCAAGAAATACATATACGACCCGCCAGTAGTCGCGTTTGAACTCTTTAGCGTAATTCCGATTGCGGCTTGTTCATCAAAGAGTGCAGCAATCCGTGCAGCAGTTCCTAGCGCACTCGTCGTCCCCACCAGCAGATTCCCGCTGCTGTCGATGCGGGCGCGTTCAAGAGTGCCCGTTATAAAAGTCATCGACCTTCGGTCGGCTACTGTTGCAAACGATTCTTGAAAGTAGCGTATGCCTCCATCTTTTTGTCCGTTTGATCCGGGATTACCAAAATAGACAGAGCAAACATCGTCGCCTGTACCAAGAATACTAATGCCGGGGTTAGCCGATCCCTCGACAGTTAAATCATCAGCATCGGCATCTGCTGTTACAGAACCAGCAGAAGCGGTCATTACATGAAGTCGTCCATCTGGCGAACTCGTCCCGATGCCCACGTTCTGCGAGCTATTCACCCGCATCGCTTCCGTGCCACCAGTAGCAATAGCCACCGTGTCAGCGGCGGGGAAGAAGATGCCAGTGTTGGTATCGTTGCCTTGAATGGCAGGCGTACCGGCGCTTCCATCCACGCCTGCGATGCCGGTGCTTCCGTTAATTGTTACAGCCATATCAAACCACCGTCCATGTTGAGCCAGAAGAAACCGTCACCGTGATGCCGCTATTAACAGAAACCGGCCCCGCGCTCATCCCATTGTCCGTGGCGGCAATTGTGTAATCAGCCGCAATCGCTTGCGTGTTCACGAAGATGCCGTTGCTGGCGCGGGGCACCGTGGCGCTGAACTCACCCGTACTGGGCTTGTACAGCAGCTTGGCGTTGCTGGTGTAGATCGTCGTCGGGGTGCCCGTCGTTGCATCAGCAAACAGCGGGTAGACGTTGGTGGCCGTGGTGGTGTCGTTGGAGATTGCCGCCCCGGCGATTGCCCACGAGGTGTCCGTGCCGTTTGTGGTCAGGTACTTGCCGGAGTTGCTTCCTTGGCTGGGTGCAAGTGCATTAAATGCAGCGTTGGCTGTGGTCTGGCCCGTACCACCCGCCACAATCGGCAAAGTCCCGGCGGTCAGCGTCGTGGCTCCCGTGGAGTACAGAGCGTTGTTGGCCCCGACAAACGTCGTCAGGCCCGTGCCGCCGTAGGCTGGCTGGATGGTGCCGCCCTGCCACGTACCGCCGGAGATGACCGTAGAGCCAAGATTCAGGGCGTTGGTGCCGAACGTCACACCTTCTGGAAGGTAGCCGTGCAAGTCCCAAATGCCGCCAACCGTCGCGTTGTTCGTTAAAAAGACCGCGCCAGCACCACCCGAGGGGATTGTCCCAATCGTTGCGGTGGCGTAGTCCGTTATGGTCAGCGTGCCTGTGGCAAGGTTGTTGAAGATGAACGCAACCCCGGTGGTCAGGGTGGTTGCATCAGGCAGCGCGTAGGTCTGTCCGCCAGTTCCAACAAGCGACTGTATGTAGCTCGACGCCGTGGTCAACACCGTGGTGCCACCGGCAGCCGTGGTGTTTGTGTTTGATTGGTTAACCCGGTTGGCCGTGATGTTCTGGTCTGCATCACGCAGCACCACAGAGTTGGCACCAGACGATGCCGTGACCCCAGTGCCGCCATATGCCACACCAATGGTCGAACCCTGCCACGTACCGGAAGCCACAGTCCCCAGCGCAGAAACGTTGCCGCTGCCATCCAGATTGACCGACTTGCCCGACGGGTAGGTGACGAAGACGCTGACTGGATCGACAAAGGTCTCCGCGCTGCCAGAGTTGCTGGAGGCGTAGATGGTCGTTCTGGTCAGCGTGGGGCCGCTCGTGGAGTACGTGCCAAGACCCACCTCCCAGTTACCCGACGTATCGGTGGCCGAGTAGTAGGTGGTGTTGGTGTCGCCGATAACGGCAAACGTCTGAAAGCCCGCAACCGCGCCAGTCAGCGTGAAGCTTACAGTCGTATTCGCCGTGGCCGATTCTTGGACACGGTTTGCAAGAACCAGAGCCATTTAAGACTCCTTATCAGGAGGTTGCAGTCGTGCTGTAGGTAACGCTAACGGTGTCGCCTGCGGTCGTGATCTTTGCGGTCGAGAACGCCCCTGCGCTGTACAGCGTGCCCGAGGTGTTGTTCTGCGTCGAAGATGCGCCCGAGCCGGTCACCAAGAAGCAACCACCCACCGTGCCACCGCCACCCGTAATGGTGTAGGTGATCGCAGTAGCGGTCTTGGTCGTCACGTTGGTCGGGGTCGTGCCAGAAGAAGTTGCAGCGCTAAACGATGCCGTGCCCCGCACAGCCGAGCCGCCAACGGTGTAGTTGATGAACTCAGTCCAGCCACCATGCGAAGCCATCGTGTCCGCAGCAGCGAACGTCGGGCTTGCGCCAGAGATCAGACCAAGGAACGGACCCACGGTGGTGTACGCGCTACCAGACAACAGGGTGTCCAGCATCAGCTCTTTGCCCACGGCGTTAACCAAGTTGGGGAAGCCCTCTTCCCACTTGATGTTGCCATCAGCGTCACGGCAGACCACATGGTAGCTGCCCTCGATACCGACGGTCTCAGAGCCAGCGACATTGGACTGCATCGTCACCTGTGCGTGGTCGCCGAAGTTGGAAAACTCTTTTTGCATGATTGCTCCTTAAACAAGGCGAATAAGAGCAGAGGTGCTGGTATTAGCGGGCATCTGCACAGTGAAAGAAGTGGTTGAGGTCTTGTCCGAGCCGAAGTCCAGCACGCACACAGCACCGTTAGCTCCGGGTGTATAGATCAACGCGCCACGCGCCGTGATCACGCCGGTCCACGCAGGGGACGAGAAGTTCACATACGTGATGCTGCCCGTCGTGGTCGTTTCCGATGAAATCGTAGCCGTGACAATCTGACCAGCAGCAACATAATTGCCGCCCGATGCCTCACCCGTCGTGGTGTAAGCAGTGGTAGTTTGGTCAAGCGTGGCAGCATTGGTGTACAAAGCCAGATAAAACGTGTCCGTGGCGAAGTTGATCGTGCCGTTGGCAAGGCCCGATCGCAGCGTGTTGCAGGAATAGTTACCCGTAAACGCCATCACTGGACCCCGCTATTTTGCGGCAAGGGCATCAAACGAGCCTGACCACTACGATATGCATCGCTGCGCTCCAGACCGTTGCCCAGACGAGAGGCCAGAGCCAACGCCTCTTTGTATTTGCCGTCGTACAGGGCCAGCATGTCCGCCTCGCCCTTCATGAATGTGTACGCCTCAATCAAAGAGCCGTACAACAGCACCGTCTCAAAGTTATCACCCAGCCAAGTGCGACCATCCGCAGCAACGGAAATCGACTCAGGGTAATAATAATAATGAAGTTCTACGTTGTACGCTGCATCCGGCGTGGGGCCAAGGATGAAGCTCAGTTCGTCAGAGATTGTTGCACCTGCCACCGTCGGGCCAAACAGCGCATAATACTTAGGAGTCCCCGTGTCATTCGGAGATGGGTACGCCTGCCGGATGAAGTTCACATCCTTGTTCAACAGGTACTCATACGTGCCGGTATTAACATCTCCACCAGTAACGTCCGTGATGACCGCCATCGAATAAACAGACAGGAAGTCCGTCGGGCACGACAGGTATTTGTTGTTGGTCGACGCGGAACCCGTGACGTTCTTGCGAAGGGACGGGAACTGCACCGTGTTGTAGATGCGCTGCTCGGCCTGCGTCACGAACACCGGGATGTTCGCAACAAAGTCCGATTCAAAGTTCTGCGTGTAATCGCAGATTGCAGCGGTCAACTCGGTGTAGTTCATATTACGCCATCGGGCCGCGAGACATCTTACCCTTCGTGGCCGCGCCACCACCACGCATTTGCGTGCCGCTGGTTTTGGTCGGAGGGTAGTCGTTGCTGCGGGTATTTGCCACAGACACATTGGCCTTGCGCATCGTCTCTTTGGCGGGCTCTTCGCCCACTACAACCGACGGATACACCTTGGGCTGAATGTATTTCCCGATGGGGTCTTTAGTATCCGCCGGGAAATATTTGAATTCGTCTTGGCTATGCATGTCAGCCTCCCTTGCGACCGGGGCTGCGCTGGTTCACGACCTTGGCCATGTTGCGACCGTACTTGAGC